AACAACCAGAATTGGTTGTTCTCTTGGATTCTTTGTTAGTTTTAGATAAAACCACATATAATAGAACGATCACTTCGGGTCATACCGAACCTGATTTCAAGGATTCCCCTGATCTACAGAAAGCTTTCGCTTCTGCTACGATCATGGATCCGAGTTCGAAATTTGCTGGGAAACTATCAACTAAGTTAGAAGCCGCAGGGAAATTAAGAGTTTTTGCAATGGTAACAACTTGGGATCAAACAGTCTTAGGACCAATTCATGATATGCTTTTTGCATTCCTGAAAGGTCTTCCGAATGATGGTACTTTCGATCAACATAGCTCTGAATTAAGAGCTAGATCTAAGTCCATCAATGCTGGGAGATCTTATGGATATGATTTATCCGCTGCTACTGATCGCTTACCTATTAATATTCAATCTGCAATCTTGGACTTAATTGTTCCTGATTTAGGAGCGAATTGGAGTCTCTTATTGACTAAGAGGGATTACTACTTAAAAGTACCTTCGGAATCACTAGATCAACTAGGTTTACCGAAAAACGCCACTGGTTATAGTAAACTAGGTTCCCAAGGGAAACTAGTTCCGAATGAAGTTATCTTTGAAGGTAACTCTGTTCCGGTATACTATCATGTATATACTACAATGGGTGGTACGGTTAAAATAGTTCCTTACCTGATTCTTAGGTATAAAGTGGGACAACCTATGGGAGCTTTAAGTTCCTGGGCTATGCTTGCTGTAACACATCATTTGATTGTTCAGTATTGCTATAGACAGTGCTATGGAGTTCCGATGGGCCTTCCTTGGACCAAGGATACTTGGTATACCAACTATGAAGTCTTAGGGGATGATATCATCCTTTTCGATTCAAAAGTTGCTAAGGCTTACCTTCAAATGATGGAAGCTTTAGGGGTGCCTATAAACACAAGCAAATCTGTTTGTGCTACAGTTCCCGTAACTGAGTTTGCCAAGGTTACTTCTCTAAGAGGTAAAAACGTCTCCGCTCTTTCATGGAAAATGTTCATGTCTGGTAACAGCTTGATGGGGAGAGTAAATATTATTTACAATCTTTTATCAAAAGGTGTTATTGCTAAACACAATATTATACCTTGGATCAAACGATCTGCTGCTCTTGGGCCTTATAACCCAGGATCTATAAACCCTACAATGATTGCTTTATGGACAATGTTGTCCAATAAAGGTTTACTTCCCTTAGAAGAGTGCTTAAAGGCACTTATCAATGGGAAAGAGAAAGTATTTCGATTTGCGAAAGCAATCTTATACAATGCTGATGTGAATAAAATCACATTAGCTTTACCAAGCTTAATAGCTGATGGTAAACTCTTTCTTTATGAAAATAAGAGAGTAAATATCATTTGGGGCTATGAGTTACCATGGATGAAAATCACCATGTGGAAACCATTAGCAGTTTTCCAAGCAAAGAGAGATATTGATAAAGATTCAATGGAATTGAGTACAAGCATGTTCTGCGTTCTGATGTCCAAGATTGGATTTTCAGATGCTGAATATGTTGCGTCTCACCACTGCACCTTAGATTTGGACTATGGTGAACCTCACCCTGTGGGATTCCCAGAAGCTAATCCGGGTCCCGACAGTACGGAGGATAATGATTACAGATCTCTGTTTTCGATCTTCTTCAATATAATTAGAGAGAAGGCTGATAAACTGGGTGGCTTAGAAGCCATTTCCGGTCTAGAAATGGATAGCTCTATTCCTGAACTTGTTCAGGGAAATGAGAAACTATCCAGGTATAATGAACTATTACAAATAGTTACTCGATATCAGGACAAAATTGATCCGGATAAAGAGGTTATACCATCAAGAGTAATAAAACCAACAGAGTTGAAGATGTTACAATTGATTTCTAAGATGGGAAACAGACCAGCTTTCACAACTGCTGTTAACGCGTTTTAAGCGTACAACAAATTGAGGCTCAGGTCCTTAACCTGCATATAGAAGTTAACCCGATAATTGGAAACCTAGTTTTACCTAGGTAGACGGTTGTCATTTTCTTCTTTGAACCGGTCTGGAAACAGAGGGGTGTGTAAAAACCACTCTTCGGGCGCCAGACAGCCG